GAATTTGTAATGTAATCACGATCCGTAATTCCTTCAATAATACCAAATCTTTTCTTCAAACATTTTGCAAATTTATATGTAGTTGATTCAATTGGAGAACCATACACACTGTATGCTAATCCTTCAGAATCTTTCCATTCATTACACTTATCATTTAATCTCTGCATAACTTTTAAACCAAATTCCTGTTGAATAGAATGAGATTCGCCAGTCATGTATTTTACACATTCATATAATCCTGCATACCCAAGAGAAATCGTTGCATAACCATTTTCTAATAGCTTGTCAATTTTTTCTCCTTTCTTAAGTCTTGCAAAGCATCCATGCTGCCACAAAATAGGTGCAACATCAGAAGATGTCCCTTTTAATCTTTTGTACCTACATTTTAATGCCTTGTGACATAACTCTAATCTTTCATCTAAAATTCTCCAAAACGCTTCCTTGTCTTTACCAGAAGATAAGGCTACATCTGGAAGATTGATTGTTACAACCCCCATATTGCATCTTCCGTAATATTTTGGATTTCCATTTTCATCCAAATAAGGAGTCAAAAACGATCTACACCCCATACAAGGAAAACAGTTTCCATTTCCATTCGCATCAATCTTATTCTTTTTCATAATCTTTTCAGAAATGTAATCTGGAACCATTCTTTTAGCAGTACATTCTGCTGCTAATTTTGTTAAATACCAATACTCAGAATCCTCACAAATATTATCTTCTTCTAATACATACAGTAATTTAGGGAATGCAGGTGTAATATAAACACCAACTTCATTCTTTAATCCTTTAATTCTCTGTCGCAAAAATTCCTCAATTAGTAATGCTAATTCTTCTTTATACTCTGTTGTTTCATTCAAGTACATACAAACACTGAGAAATGGAGCTTGCACTGCTCCGAGTTAGACTATATCTTTACCCTCGTTATACGTTAGGTGAGAATATATAATTCTCAAAAGTAACTATATTACTTTGTAGATGGCACTTCCCTACAATGAATTTCACATTATAGGTAAAGATTTCATAGGCATATATTACTACTTAGCCTGTATATCTTAGTCGTTTGACCTTTATAAAAATTTCTCTTTATCCTTGGCACTGGATTGCTCTTATCCGTCCCAATGCTTGTAAATTATATATAGTATGATCAACTCTTTTGCTCGAAAGCACCGATAAGAGTTCCCCAGTTAGCATAACTTTTATCACCATTTCCTGTGATCCTAACCGTAAGTCATACACCCTAGATTTCTAGGTTCACCATCTGTTCACTAACATGTTTCTATGTTAGGCAGCCATTTGACCGTTTGTGTTGGTCATACTATTTACTTGATAGTTGAATGTCTGAACACTATCTTCGATTTCTTTCTTTAAATCTTCTTTAGCATATTTTTCAACTAAATCTTCTGTAAAACCACGTCTTCTATATTTTTCTACATAAATGTTATAACTGTCTCTGACAAATGGAGCTAAATGCGTCAATGTAATTGTTGCACCGCCATAAGTAGAAGACGTTACTGCTGTAATAATCTGTGTTGCGATTGTTGCAGCTGTAATTAATCTATGAGGTTTTTCAATCATGACCTCATTTACAACTGTCCCATTCTGCAACATATCTTCAAGATTAATTAACTCACAATTCGTAAGTGCTTTCTGTCCAAAATAATCCATGTCATGAAAATGTAAGATACCTGTATCATGAGCCTGTACGATTTCTGGTGGGAGTAAATATCTGCGAGTCATATCTTTGCATACAATACCTGCCATATAATCTCTCTGTGTTGTTACAAGTTTTTCATTTTTATTAGAATTTTCAGTATTCCAATATTCGCTGTCTCCACTAAGAAGATCTGAAATTTCTGCATCAATAGTATTTTCATTCTCTCTCTGAAACTCTCGAACACTGCGATAGCCTTCATAAGCTTTAGCAGTTAATTCCTGCCCTTTCTCAACAAGTTTTTTGAATACCATTGCTTCAATTGCAGAAATGTCAATTTCTTCTGGTAATTTACTGCAATCATTTTCGATTTCCCTTGCAATCTGTTTTGCAATATCTTCCTTAATTAATCCAGATCCATTCTTCATTGCTTTCATAATTGCTGTGTAAATTTTGGTCTTGTCGAAATCTACAACAGTACAATCTCTTTTAATTACTTTCAATAAAAGACCTCCAATAAATTATGTAATAATATCATCATCTATATGTAACGCACCCGTCTCCTGCTTTCTTACAGTTCAACGTATATCGTGCATCGTTACCATCACCATCAATCTTTTCGGTTGATACGCTTTCAATTATCATGGTTTTACCTGTTTCTATATCTTTCACAAGTACCTCTTTTTCTATGTGTAGTTTAGAAACTAAATTCCTAAGCTGATTAATTGTTCTGATCAACTTCCTTTGTTGTCGCTCCTTCCGTGTCTCTAATCTGTCTTTTGAATCTCTCTAGCTCAGCCATAATATTCAGACAAGTCATAGACAAACTTCCTTCATTATTAATAACGGCATCGCACAAATCATAAGCTTCTTCAAAAGCAGATTCGTCTTTTTTCATTCTTTCATCAATTGCATCACTTGTATCTCCACGATCTTTCATTCTCTGAATACGTGTAGAACTTGGTGTATCAATACATAATGCCAAGATATGTTTCTTATGATAATTTTCTTTTAACTGTTTTAATCCTGGAACATCAACTACATATACGTCTGCATCATCACACTGACTTTCTGTAGCACAGTACCAATTGCCAGTATAATGATTCTCTGCAACCTTGCCTGTAATTCTTGAATACTGGGCTAGGTTTACATATGTATGATCATCAAGTTTATCTGCTCTCTTCTCTCTGGTAGTGTATGATCGTAGATATTTCAGACCGTAAATGTCTTCCAGATACTTCGCTGAGACACTTTTACCTGCTCCAGATCGCCCAACCAGAGCGATTAAAACATTACTTTTATCTCCTGCCATCTCTATAAGTCCTTTTCTAATTTCTTGATTCTTCTGTTGATTTTTGTTACGATTTTGCCGTTATCTTTGCCTCTAGCGATTAAGACGGCTTTTCTATCCTTTAATAAATTTAACTGCTCTAATTTTGTCATATACTCATTTTCTCCTTAGGCTATATTTTAGTTTTCAGTTGCTGCTTCTGTCGATTCCTCTACAACCTCGGCAGAATCATCATCTACACATTCAATATCTTCTTCTTTTACTTTTGTTGCAGGATCAAGTCTTTCATAATCCTCTTCTGTGGCTGGCTCTGTTTTAACAGTTCCACATTT